TTTCCTGACGAATCTATACGCATCCGATTTGTATTATTTGTTATTATGTCAAAAGCGTGGTCTGATTCAGAACCTATGTATGGAACTGCACTTGTATCTCTATCCGCACCCATTTGTAAAATTTTACCTGTTCCGCTTTTGGTAGTTCTAATCCTACTGGATAAATTAGTTGAGCCTGAAATATCTAAAGCAACAGTTGGTGAAACGCCTATACCAACTCGTGAATTAGTTGTATCTACAACAAATACGTCACCACCATCGCCATTCTTGCGTACAAGTAAGGCTTCCGTGCTAGTGACATCTATTACTTGTGTACCTTCTATAATCTCATCAAAAGATAGTGATCCACCGCCAGATACAGTCAAATCCCCAGATACAACTAAATCTCCATCTATGGTACCGCCATTGCCAAAATCCTCAACTATGGCTTTTAACATTGAACTTTGCATTTATACCTCCACTATTCTTACAGCACCAGTTGTGGTGCTTGTAGAATTATAATTGAAGTAAACTGTAGTTGCCCCAGAACCTAAGCCTCTTGGAACAGTTAAGAATGTCAATGTATTCTTTGGTAAGATTAGATCATTACTAGCATTTACATTTGTTTCTGAGGTTGTAAAGTTAAAGTAAATCTCAACTGCTGAATAAACTCCAATGGTTGCAGTTGTACTTGCTAGTGATTTGTGAATTGTGTTTGCAACATCTGCTGAACTTCCAGCAGTTCCAGCAGAAGCAACTGTCCAAGTTCCTCCCACTGTTGCATTTAATGCCTCTTGTACTGAATGGGTATGTAGGTCTGCCATTTTTTCTTCCTCTCTAAGCTAATAGCAAAGCGTGAATGAGATCGTGCTTTGTATGTTTATTTTTTCTTTTTCATTGCTTTCTTAGCAACTTTCTTTACTGCTTTCTTTATAGATGCCTTCTTAGGTGCTTTTTTATAGGGTTCATGGTTGTTTTCACTCATTACCCTTATATACCCTTGACTTTCTAAACTTTCAAGCTTTTCAGGGTGTTTTGATAGAACTTCATCTTCAAGTCTTTCTAACCTTCCTGTCTTTTTTTGTAGCCAATATTGCATATTTTTTCCTTAAAGATGAGGGTGAGTCAAACCCACCCTCATTTTTTTACTGATGTTTAGTCAACATTTCTGATTTTCAAGCCACGCTTGTTATCAGTATCATCTATTCTTTTAACTCCATAGAGCATATCAGCAACCACTTTGGTGCCGAGTGCATCGATAGAATATTCTGACTGAATCCTGACATCTTGCTGTGAAGCAAAAGCCACTGCGGATTTGTGGAATATAGCACCACTAATTGTGTTAGCATTTCCACCAGTTCCAACAGTATTAGACATATATACATCAATGCCATATAATGAGCCAACCATTCCAGTTCTTAGACCTCTATTACCTTCACCAACTGCATCATTTCTAATGAAGTATTGTGCAACACCAGCTGAAGGATTAAGAATGTCTGCAAACAATGTTGGATTAACAACCATTGCAGTTTCACCATCCATGTAAGGAACATCTGCTTCACCCAAAGTTGCCAAAGCTTCTTCAAACTTAGCCGCTGTAAGTGTATCATCAGCAGATAGAACTAAAGAATCTTCAAGAGATGACAACTCTGTATAAATATCAGAGTCAACTTGTCTAGCAAGACTTTCACCCATAACTCTTGAGTATTTTTCTACCAAATCTGCGTTTGATTGGATCATAAGCACATCTTCAAAAATTTTAGCGACGTACTTATGTTTGTTAACTGTTAATTGAGTTTCTGTGGTTGCAGTTGCATCATACTCAACATCTGAACCAGCAGACTTGTCTGAAGCACTGATAAGGCTCATTTCTGGAATATGAAGTACATCTCCAAATCCAGCAGAACCAAACAATGCAGAATAATCATCAACCAATCCACGAAAAACACTTTTTCTTTCAAAGAACTTGTAAATTCCATCAGCCCAGCAAATGTTATAGTAAGTTTTTTATCTTACATCTCCACATTTCTATGGAGTATCGGCATATCTTTTCTACTCAGTAAGTAGTTGAGGACTCTTGGAAGGATTATATCTTTTCACCTTCTATGCTCTGCCCCTGACTGTACTTAGCACAGCCTTCGGTTCGGGTTGCCTTATGTTTTCACACTTAGGATTCCCGCTTAATTCCTCAATCATAATAATCATAGTTACCTATGAAAACGACCCTTTGATCTCTGGGATAAAATGTTGATCAGTAGTAGTGGTTGAAGCACTACCTTGATAATGTTTTGCCATTTTATTTACCTTTTAACATAGCTTTGCAAGATAGAACCCCAATTAGCCCTTCTCTCCTCACTAGACATATCAACCCAATTCTTATTACTTGTGTTGTTTGCCCTTGCTGGAGCAGAACTTGTTGATGGTACTTCTTGCATTTCATTTGTAAGTTTTTCAGATAAGGCTCTTAATTGAGATACAGATAAGTCTTTAAATGTTTCTCTTTCTTCCTCACCTAATGAATTAAGCAGTTCCTCTTTATAGGCTAGTTCAGCACCCTTAAGTCTTTCATAATCAGATTTCATTGAATCCAATTCTGATTGTCTTTTAGTTGCTAGTTCTTCCCATTTGTTTTGCTCTGCAAGTTCCTCTTCTTTTTTCTGTTCTAAAGATGACCTTAACTCAGCAAGTTGAGACTCTGCTTCTTGTGCCCTTGATCTATACTTCTTGCTTTCAGCAATTAAATTACCAACTTCAGGGCTGGTTGGTTCTTCATTCTGGCTTTGAGTAGCCACCTCTTGTACATTATCTTGTACTGCTTCTGTTGTAGTTTCAGACATTCTGCCTTCCTTTTACTTGTTAAAATTTACTTCAACATATATCTTTTTTAAAATCACCATTATTCTGTTATTGGTTCTAATACACAATTACAGGAAAACTGGCAAACAGAAAACCCTGACTGTGGCAATCCAATAGTAGTAAAGAACTCCCATGTTCCAACATCACCTTCTCTTTCTGCACAATCTGGGCATGGTTCTTTGTTTTCTGTTCTACTTAATGACACCCATCTATATCTTTGCACCCCAGCAGATTCATATACTTCTTTTTGTGCCACCCTTGAACTAAATGTAACAGCATTACCTACTGTATTCTTAATGGCATTTTTATACTGTCCAAATATCCTTCCACCTTCTCTTAAATCATTAATCAAGAAAGTTCTAATGGCATCATCAGACATACCACTTGCCCTCATTTGAGTTATGATACCTTGTAAATCTAGTACAGTTTTTGATGATGCTGTTGCAAGACTTGAAGCTAGTATAACTGATAAATCTTGTAAATTATGTTCAGGCACGATTTAACTCTTGTTCTATTCTCATTTCTAACATTTTAATTGCATCTTTTTCTGCTTGTTTACTTATTCCAAACCATTCTCTTGGTTTCATTTTATCAGTTCCAAATTGATGAAAAGAACCTATCTCTTGATTAGTAACCCCATTTCTTGTTGCTTTCTTACCGGGAAATATCTCAACCACTTGGTTCTTTTTATTTGCTTTTTTTATTACCAAGTTCCTCATCTTACCAGTATCTACAAGTATCTTGCTTGATCCCTTTCTTTTTATAGTAGCTGGTTTCAATTCCCTCATCTTGTTGCCATTAACACCTTGACCTTTTTCTAATCTTTTAAAATGATCCTTTCTGATTATCTGACCAGCAAGATTTAATTCTTTACTTAAATCAAATTTAATTCTACTAAGATCAAAGTTCTTTTCTACCTTAACTCCCATTCAAAACCTCTTCGGCATATCTTTGACCTTCTTTCTTTGCTAATTCTATTTCATCCAAATGGTCTTTGATAAAAGCATCACCCAAAGCAAGTAAGTACCCTTCAGGGTCTTTAAGCAAATCATCTATATTAATTACATTTAAAATGTTATCTGCATTGTTCTTTATTACAGATTCCAACTCTTCTAGCTTTTTGATATGATCATCAAGTGATTGTGCCAAGCCTTCTTAATCCTTCAAATGTTGGTTGTTGTGGTTGTTCTGGTTCAGGTGGTGTTTGTTCTTCTTGTATTTCACCTAGCTTTTCTTCTAGTTCTGCATCACTCATATCTTTATTAAAATATAATAATACATCTTTTTGGGTAATGACACCATTAGCAAGTTTCCAATCAAGTAATTTTAATTCTTGATCTATGCTCATTGGGTAACTTGTCTCAGCAAAATCAACTGTATATTCTTCAGATAGATTTAAAACATTATGAACTTCTAATACCCTTCTATCTATCTCATATCTTTGATGCTCCCATTCTCTAAATACAGAGATGTCACTTTCTCTTGCCTCAAGGTTTTCAATTTCTAATATTTTAAGGGCTTCACCAGATGGTGCATTACCTACTGAATCACCCCATCTTATTCTTAATTGGTTGTTTTCTGCAACTTGATTAGCCATAGACTTTGTTGCTTCAATCATTTCAACAAGACTGCCACCGGGTGAAACATAACTGAATGATGCACCTTCAGGTAACATATAAGCATTATCAATACCAGCACTTAATTTGCTTTGGCCATCTTCAATCCCTGTGAATACTGCTTGACCTAATCTAAATCTTACTGACAAAGCTATTTCAGTCATTGCTATTGCTATATGAAGTGCAGTTCTTGTGACATCATAACTGTTCTTTGAAAACTCAACTTTGCTTATAGGAACTATGCCATAAGGATTAGTCATATCTTGATTTGATCCTACTGCATATCTTTTACCTTTGTCATCATATTCAAAGTGCATAGCCTCCATTCCATCTCTTTCTTCTGACCAGAATACAAATCTTCTTTTAGAATCATCCATGCTTTCTATTTCATAGCTATATCCAAAAGGCTCAGTATCACCATAGGCATAAAACTCTTGAACCTTTGGCAATATTTCATATTCAAGTCTTTGCTTTCTTTCATTATACCTTGTTTTCATATAACAGCAACCAAGCAACCAAGCTAACTCAGCATACTCCCTAGTCTTTGAGTTAAGCTTATAAGTTAGATTATTGTAATCATCATTCTGTTCACCATTAATAAGTCTTAGTGGTGATTCTTTATATAACATCATTCTTGCCTTAGAAAATCTAGGAACACATGAACTAATGAATGGTGGTACTTGACTAAGTGATTCACTAGCAAACCAAGGTTCTAAATGACTATCTAAGTTCTGGTTGTAATAGAAATCAAGTGATTCCATCATGTTATAATGTTCTTGCTCTTTGTGATTATAACCAGCATCCTTAACACTTTGCAATACTGCTATCTCAGATAGTTCAGGGATAACCACCTTGTTTACTGACTTACCAAAATCATACATTTCTTTTGTTCCTCTTAACTTGTTTTGCAGTTCTACCCTGTTTCATTAGTTGTTTATTCTTTTTAATTCTTTCTCTTTTTCTGTTCTTTGCTGACTTATTAGGCATTACCAACTCACACTCTTACCAACCATTCTTCTGATTGGAAATCTGTATTCAATCCCATAACTACAAGCATCCAGTGCATGGGTTAGTTCCATATTATCTTTTGCTAATCCACCCCTTCTATCCCTTTGACATTGTTCTAAATCTTTTACCAGATAAACACACTTAGGATCAACAGTCATGCCTATCTTACCTTCTGCATCTTTTAGCTTTCTATTCAAAGAATTTAACCTATCTATGTGACTAGGGTGTGATTTCTTTGCCCTAATTAAAAACCCATGATCTCTTAATATTTGATGGTCACTTCTTCTGCTAGTCGTGCTTCTGGCTTTACCAGCTGGATCGGGGTAGACCTCAGTATTGGGTGCAATCTTTTTCATAGCCAATGCAAGTTCTTCAGTGTTACTATTCTTTAGCCTAACCTCATCATAGAAGTGCAATGTGCCATCAGTATACTCTGTGCATAATACAGCAGTATTGAAATCTACGTTAAAGTCGCAACCCCACCACAACTTACCAGATAAGTCTTTTGCTTTCTTACAATGTACTTGCCTATCAAAGTTCCATGCCGCCCTATTGCCTGTTGTCTCAAATGATCCTTCAAACTCTTGCTTAAACACAACAGAATCCATTGTTCTTTTGGCTAGGTTTATTTCTTCTTCAGGTACAAAGCCACCTTCCAGTGTAGTGAACTGCCATGACTTCCACTCTGGTTCTGATTGTCCTTTCATGTACAAGTCATACATAGCATCATATCCATTAGGTGTGCCAATAAACAGGCAATCACCTTGTGTTGTTGCTAACATAGGCATAATAATCTCTTCCCAAACATGGGGCTTGATATATGCCATTTCATCCATTACACATTTTGTAATTTCCACACCCCTCAAATTATTTTCATTCTCAGAACCCTTTACAGATAACTCAGCACCATTATCAAACAATACACTCATTTCAGATTCATTTAATTTAGCATTGTCAAACCCACCAAAAATTTGCCTTAATATTGGAAAAACTATCATTTTCCCTTGTCGATAGGTGGGTGTTAGATAAAATCTTCTTTCATTAGCTTCAAAGACATCTTTCATTAAGTACATCAAACTCAATACGGTCTTGCCCCATCTTCTCCCACATACTAATACTTTAAATCTGGAATCATCTTGAAGTATGTCTCTTCTAGTCTTATCAAGTGTCCAGTTAATCAACCAAATATCCTTTTCATTAATGACTTAGGTACTTTCTTTCCAGCCTTGTACAGTCTTTGCATCCTTGCAATGTCTCTTGCCCTTCCTGTTCTCTTAGCACCTTTTAACCCTGAAACATATTTCTTAGGCACAGTCTTGTATCCTTTAGCCTTAACAACCTTCCTATTCATCTTCTTCTTTTTTTTAGGCACTACTTACCAACCTTTGACATTGCAATCTTGTGGGATTGTCCAAATGTTTTGCCTTTCCTCATTGAAGTTACCATTGATCTTAAATGCTTTCTAGTGTGATGTCTAGCGTGTCTCCTCATTGCAGATACTTGCCTTTTGTTTAGACCAGTAACACTTACACCTTTTACCTTCATTTCTTTCTTCTCCTCTTTCTTTCCATCCTAGCCAGTATAGGATCATGTTTTATTCTTTTTCTACCCTTTACTATCTTAATAAATGAATTAACCCTAGCACTTGCCCAACTGCTTGGTGTCATCCCCGGTCTTGTACCTGAACCAACAGCGGCACCCAAACCTCTCCTGTAAACTTTCATCAACGATGATTTCTTTATCTTGTTCTTTCTTGCTAATGTTCCTAGCCTCTTTGATACACTTGCTGATATTCTAGCCATCATCTATCACCATTACTTGTATTGGTTCTGATTTAGTTGTTCTTTCTTGCCTATCCAGTGCCTTGCCTTCTAACCTTTCCACAATAAACTGTATGGCTCTTAAATCACCTCTTTCTGCTAACTGAAATAACTTAGACACAACTACTTCTCTTCTTTCCTTATCACCAGTCTTTGTAAAGCTGAACTCCTTGATTAAATCAGTATAAGCATTTCTTCTTCCATTAGGGTTTCCAGACACACCTTTCTTCCACATAGTATCTGGCTGGTGTCCTTTCTTAAACTGACCATTTGCCCTTCTGCTATCCTTTTGTTTATTCATACTCAACCAATGCCATTATGTAAGCCTTATTTAGCTTATCAATTAATTCTTTTACTTTGACTGTGTCAATCTCATATACATCAAACTCAAGCCTGTAATTGCCTGTGCTTTTGAGATTCTTTATTCCCACCAACTCAGTAGTTAGTGTTATGCCTTTATCTTCTTTTGACAACTTTCTTCTTTGTCATTTTCTTTTTTTTCTTCTTCTTCTTTGAAGAACCATATCCATATCCAACACCTTTAGGCATTATAAACTCCTATAAATTAATTGGTATAATTTAAAATTAAAGATGTGTTTTATAAAATAGTGATGTATGTCTTAAAAACTAAAGTAGTATAGTGGTGTATGCTGTTTAAAATATATGAGTATACTGGTGTATATTATATACACAAAAGCCCCAGAATTAACTGAGGCTTTTTTAGTGGTTTCTTAATTATTTATTAATTAAGCAACTTTGTTGACCCTGAACCAACATTGCCAACATGCAACCCAACACTTCTTCCTGACTTTTGCCCTGCGGCATAACCATGCCCATTGTGACCGCTTTGACCTCCAATGCTGTTAGCTTTTCTACCATATTTGCTATCAACATAGTTTTCTACTGCAACCATTGCCTGAACAGTAATAAGAGCAAACGTCTCTTCACTTGTTGACTTTCTCACTTCTTCCTTTGCTTCATTAAGTCTTTGAGTTATAGCAGAGACGAACCCTCTTTTAAATGAAGCCCTGAAGCCTTTAGCTTGTTCTAACATACCTAATTTTTTAAAATGGTAGTATGTTTTTGTTTGCTCTTTATGGCAATCTGCTAACATGGTTTTCCAAGCGTAACTAAACATTTGAATTGCAAACCTTCTATCTTGTTCCCTGCCAACAAAATATATATTGTTTGATCTGGTTTGGACTAGGAAAGTGCAATTGTTTGCTTTAGCAATAGCCCTTGCCAAATTTTCTACAATCTGCTGTCTTCTTTTAATTATCGGCAGACCCTCTTCGTAAAGGTCAACCATCTCATCAGTAATACTTTCATCACTGTTACTAGGGTCAAAAGCTTGCACCTCAGCCATTGCTACTTTATGTTGCATACACAACTTGTTAAGCTTTTTCATAAAAGCCTCTGCCTCAGCTTGATTTCCAATCTCTTCAGCAGATGTTGCATGATTTAAAAGCTTTTGCATTTTATCTTTTAGCTTTAGTATTTCGTTTTGTGTCATGTTTGACTCCTTTATTGTTTTATTCATAAATAATGTTACAACTAATATTTAAAAAAAACAAAGGGTTTCTTTAGGGTTAAATTACCCTTTAAAATAAATTAAATTGGTTTGGTCTTTGGATTATATTATTCTTTTCTTGAAGTATGTAATCGATAATTTTGTACATGTCTATCATATTTTCATTTTTAAACATGGTATGATTAAATTCAGATGTTATATTGCTTATAGTTGTTTTTTTAGAATTAATCCACTTTTGGCTTTGTTCATCATTTCTTTTTTTATGCCTAAAGCTTTTCACTGACTCAGAGGCAGTCAATATAATTAATCTAAAAAAGTTATCTGAAGATTGTAACCATCTTATTAAAGATTTTTTAAAAAGCCTGTCGCCTTCTAATATAATGTGTTTTTTTGTTTTTTCTTTATTAATGAACCTTTCAAAAACAGGTTGCACAGCCATGCTCAATTTGTCAGTGCCGTCAAACAGTTCACCACCATACAACCCTAAAACAATGTAATCTTCATTACAATGACCTTTGAGTAACTTTTCATATTCAAAGTTTTTGTTTATGTTTTTTCTTTTAATTATAGACCTCATTAATGTAGACTTTCCGGTACAAGGTTCTCCACCTATTATTGTAATTTTTTTCATAGTTCGCTCATTAATTTGTTCGCTAAATAAGGATAAATTACTAAGCCCATTTTCCAACCGCCAGTGAGGACATGCAATCTGCCATTTAGCTTTTTATGATACCCCATCATTGGTTGCCTTGTGTTTTTGCCAACAAAAGGTCTTGCACCAAAAGCAGTTTCGTATTTACCTGTTAAATTAAAATATTTTTTAGCCCTTTGCACTGAATTTTCAATTAACTCATTTTTTCTTTTAATATAATTTTTATGTAAAACTGTTGTGCTGTCACCAAACCAAATTCTATTTTTATCAAACTGAAACGCTTTGAAATGCCTGTGAGGTATTGGCATCAACATAGCTGGGTCTTTTTTCCATACGCCCTCAAATAAAAGACCATGACCAGTTAAAGCATCTAATCCTTTTATGTTAATAAAATCTTTATTGTATATCCCAGCACACAAAACTGTAATTCCTTTATAAAAGCCATTTTCTTCTGTCATAACGCCATCTTCATTTACAGAAGTGACACTGTCTTTTATATGTTCTACTAAAATATTTTTAGGCTTTACTCTGTAGCTTTTAATGTAATTAATGTTTTTAAAATAAACAGTATCAACTTTCACCATTTTATTCAAGGTATTTACAGAATAATTACATATCTCTTTTCCTAATCTTTTTTCCCAACCTAAACTAAATATATTTTCAGAATATTTTGATGCCGCATATTTTTCACCACTGTCAAAAATGTTGTATTTTATATTATTTTGAAATAACAGCCTTGCTAAAATACTACCTGCAAGTCCTGCCCCCACAATATTAATTGTTTCGGTAGTTCGCATCTTAGCTCCTTAATTTGTTTATTGCTTGTTTCCTTAATTCTTTTGTGTAATCTGTCTATATCGTGCCCAACATAGTAATGACCATGATAATATGAATGGTATTTACATAAACAAGTCTCTATTTCTTGTAAGTTTATTTTTCTTTTTCTTTGTGGGGGTGCTTTTAATTCTAAACAGTCACCTAGCAATTCATAAACTTGGTTTAAACACTTTTTGTACATTCCATCATCTATTTTTTTATGCATTTTTTCATCTACATCATTTAATAAAAGCATTCCCCTTACTGGATACTCATACGCCATCCTAAAATCTAAATTTTCAAATTCAAAACTTTTACCTAAACAACAGCTTATCAAGTCAATTATTTTCCATGAAGCCCATGGGCCAACTCCTTTAACTTTTTGTAGTTCTTTCATTGCTTCCTCTGCGTTTTTAGGTAAATTCATAAAATATTCAAGGAAGCCACCATTTACTTGAGATGCTTCTTTTATCGCATCATAAAAAATTTGACTATTTCTTTTATGCTTTCTTCTCTCTGTTCCGTATTTTACACTTTCAAAGTTTTTATTATCTAATAAAAATTCAAGTTCTCCGATTGAATCGTAAATAATGCTTTTTAGTGCAATCCATTCCGATTTTTGTTTTTGATCCCAATTTAGTTTTTCACATACATTATTAATAAATATGTAATCTGGATCTAGGTCACCAGATGTAATCAAATGTTTAGAAAATTCTTTGAATCCCAACACTACATCTCTCCCGATACAAACCTTTGCCCTATCGCTCTTTGCCTCATTTGTATTCTTTTAAGTTCATCAGAGGGGTTGAGGCACTTATACATATTGTTTCTATAATACATAACGAAACTCAACCTAACAGAGTTGTCTGATTTTTTTATTATCTCAGTGTTGCCATGAATTTGATGCACATCTACAAGCAACAAATCATTAGTTTGTAAATTGACAGCAATCCTGAATTTTGGCAAGACAAGGTAAACAGGTTCAATGTCTTTACAATATGCTACTAAATTTCCAAACCCTTCAGGATAATCCCCTTGGTCTGTATGAAAAGCAGTCCTATAATCTTTGTTTACAGTAATTGTTGAGAATGCAGTATCACCTATTCTGTAATTAGGGTCTGTTGCCATTACCATAGATTTTTGCTTTTTATATCTATCTGGGACAATGTCTTTAAAGCCTTTGTTCACTGTGTTTATTAAAGGCATAGATTTTTCAAACTTCTCTTTTTGATATATATTGAAAGATGTTGTTCTACAAAAATCATAATGACCTGATCTGTCAAAATAACCTATAATACCACTTTTGTCTTTAACCACTTCTCCTGTTTTTTTATCATATACTTGCAGGGTTTTAGTTTTTTTACCATCTTTTGTTATTGTGTGCTTTCTGTCTCCACCGCTAGACACCCCTCGATTACTTGTCGGTTTTGCGGCTTTCTCTAAATTTTTATAAGCATTATATAAAACATTTTTATCTATGTAATTTTTTCTTAAAAATAAAATAGGTTTTCCTTGGCTATCGAAACAATCGCAATCATCATTTAAAATTTCATCATAATGGTTTTCATCTGCAAACTCGAACAATAAATTTGACAATTCACTTTCTGATGTTTTTGTTTTAAGTTCTATGTTTTTCATAAGCTTCTTTAATTAACTTGTATAAAAGGTCTGTATAATTATCAAAATCATAAGTTTTTAATAACTCTTCGCACATAATATAAAATTTTCTTTTTTTGCCTAACTCAAAAGCTAGTTGCACATATTCAATTTTTGTTTTATCTAACTCACCAAATTTTTCTTCTGGAGTAAGATCAAATAAAGTAGATTGTTCGTATTTCATTTCTTACCTTGTTTTAATTATTGCAGTCTGGGCAGACCAATCTTTTTTTACCAATAGATGGCATTACCCCCCTAGGGTATTTCTTGTAAGTTCCGGAATCTAGCCACCTTGTCGAATCACACCAACAGCCATCACACTTTTTGCAGTAATATATCATATTATCTATTGTTCTTTTGGTGTGCTTATATGGTCTTTTTCTTTCCCTGAACACTGTTCTTTGCCTAATCTCACTGGTTCTTTCCAAAATCCAATCAATGATATGTTCTTCATCTTTAGGCATTTACAAGTTTCTCAGGTGAGTATTCTACTGCACAACAACTTGATCCTTGTTTAATCTGATATTCATTGTTGGGAAATTGCCTGTCTCCGCATTTAGTACACCAAGCCTTGTAAACTCCTGTAGGTGTTTTTTGAAACTTAGATAAAAAGCTTTCTTTCTTAACTGAATTATCAAAGTTGTTACTTTTCCACCTAGTCATTCTTCTATTTATGTCAAAAGTTTTTTGCATTTCAAACTTTAACAGTGATCCACCTTCATTTGATTCAGTCCAGTAATTTACAAACTGCATCAGCATTACATTATCAAACCCATTCTTTTCTTGCAATGCCTTACACTTTTTCATGAAATCTTTTTCTCTTTCATCTTTATCTTTTTTTTTATCTTTTACTTTAACTTTATATTGTTCTTTTTCTTTATCTTTTTCTTTAAGAGTTACAGTAACCCTTTCAGAACCCTTATATAATTTCTTTTCTGCAAGTCTTTTAATAACACTCATGTGAGGTTTAGAATGTTCTTTAAGTTCACCATATTGAAAGTCTATAAATGAGGGTATGAAATACTGATCTTCACCTTCTATGTACTGCATTTTGTCTTTAATGATGTCTGGCAATTCTTCATAGGTTACTGTTTCACCTATTATAAATTTTGCTAATTCCCAATCAGCATCCCAGATTCCAGCATGATCACATTTACCTAGTAAATAAATCCATACAAGCTTGTTCTTAGTTGACAACTTTCTAAACCAAGCCTTATCCCATATCTTTGTGTCAATAAATCTCTTAGCCATTCAATTCTCCTATTTTGTTTTTTAATTCAGTTTCCAACTGTATAAAATCTAATTTATTTTTATTTATTGTATTAGCTTCTTTTTTTAATCTATTAAGCCTTACCTTGCCTAATGTCTTTTCAGCCCATTCTTTGGCTTCTATGGGGTGTTTATGCCACCAATACAGATGGCAACCCAAACACAAAGCTTTAACATTGTCTACATTAAACTGCATCTTTCTAAATTTACCTTTAGGATAGATATGTGAGGCATGGAGTCTATCAGACTTACCACACCTCAAGCATACCTTATCCCTTAGTACCACATACTCTCTTACAAGTTTATTAAGCTTAGTCTTTTGTGCTTTGGTCATTTAACCTAGATTGAAGTTGTTTTAGTCTTTTATTAGCACTACCACCAACTTTTACAGTACCATTACTTAAAAGCAGTTTATAAAAATTAATGATCATTTTCAAACTAGCCTTATGTTCAAGATTAGACTTCCACATCATCTTTGTTACCTCTAAGCTAACTTCTCTTTCATTTTTAAAATGGTAAGTCATTAGCCTTTTCTTGTGTTGATTCAGGCATACTACAAGCAATCTTAAACATTTCAGGCATTATGCTTTCTATAACTTTAACCCTTCCCTGTACATCACCTTCATCATTATGCAATGGAATGGATGCAACCAGTCTAGTAGCATTATTAAAAGCCATACCCCATTTAATTGCAAGGTCTGTATTTTGTGGCTTTTTTATTTCTGCACTTTCAACTGCTGTACCATCTAATGAATACCCACCACCCCTATTACTTGCAATGGTTACAGATGTATTCACATCCATATTGTTTAGGTGATCAATTACCATAACAGTGTCTGCATCTTGATGTACAAAAAGGTTTTTTTCAACCCCCTGGTTAAGAACACCAAACATTGTACTTCCATTACTGCACAGTTTACCAGTGCCATTGTAGGATTTAGTAACTGTTATGGAATCACCTTCATTGATCCTATCAAGATTTATGCTAGGTCTATTTGCCATTTTTACTCCTTAGTGTGTTATTATTTGATAAAAAATTCTGATTAATAGCACTATCACTACTGGTGCTAATATTAAAGGTAATGATTCATCAAGAAATTCTATCACCCTTTCAATAAAGTTTAACATTATTTACCCCCTTTCCATTTGTTACTTAAAAAAATTATGTAATGAACAATAATCAAAAACAAAATTGTGTTTAGTAAATATTCTGATATATCTATTAAAATCATTCTTGATCCATCTTGTTTTCTATTCGGTGTAATCTCCATAAAATACTTATGTTTAATGCCAACATCATCAGCATAGTAAACTCCCAATAAGGAAAATACTCTGTGCTAAATAATGCTTCCCAATAATACCTCATGCTAACTCCAACTTGTACTGGTTTTTATTTACAGTTGGGTTTTCTAAATAATATTCAGCGTATTTTTTCTGACCATTATTAGTGGCTACCATTTTTGTTTTTATGTCAAGCCCCTTTTCCCTCAGGTTAAATATAACCGCAGATAATCTGTAACAACCAAATTTATCCAAAGCTGATATGCCTGATATTTTACCACCCGATTCAAGATAGTGTTTTATTTGTTTTTCTTGACTCATTATTCTGACTCCTTTTTTAGGTTTTTAATGTCATCAGCAACGTTTTGAAACTGCTCTGATATTTTTAAATCTGGAAAACTACAAGCCATGTGTTCTAACGCTTCTACAATAAGGGAATACTCCTCAAAATTTACCCTTATTTGAACATTACCAGAAGGCTGAGGCAAAGGTGGGTTTGTAGTTGCGGAATCCCCTTTGAACATGACATCCTCAACCTTCTGGATTTTTGGAGCGTACTCTTCCACTATCTTATTAATTCTTATACATAATGCTCCAAAGTGTATTAGTTTTTGTGAATCTGAATCTAAATCTTCACCCTCTGTAATAGTCATAAGTGATTGAACAGCAGTAAACAAATTAATTGCAACTGTTTCAAGGTCAAGATATTGCTTTTGACTAAACTTATTTAAAAATGGTACTGGCATTATTTACCCCCCCAACAATCTCTTAAACAATAATAATCTGCTTTATTCTTATACTGTTTACACTTTATGCAGTAATGTTTCATTATTTATCTCCCCTTTGATAATATAATCTTTTAATAAGATTAGTTATGTTTCTTTCATTGCCCCTGAAAAACTGTAATGCTTCAACTATTTGAGGCATCCTATGTTGCACCTCTATAAACTCCTTATCTATGTCTTTGATTAGTTCTTCCATAGTGTTTCCAACTGCACAAGTAAACCTCATAGCAATCTCACCTTCATACATTATTTCAGCATGGAACATATAATCATGTGGTACTCTTTTTTCCATTACTTACCCCCTAATAAATCATTGACATTTACAAGTGAACTTTGATAACCATTACCCAATATTGATTCAGCAGTTACATGATAGTTTTCTTCAGTATAACACTCATTGTTTGTAATTGATTTTATAAACTCATTTACACCATCACATTCATGTATATCATTACCATGCTGATAAGAAAAGAAATACCTATAACCCCTAAAAGAATCAATCATCAAGTGGTTAGCTAGGTTTCTTTTAATCTCTTTTTCTTGCTTATTAAGATTGATAGACTTTTTCTTTTTTGCTTTAGGCTTTATTCCTAAATCAAATATTGATGATAATAAAGTCATATTACTTACCCCCTTTTATTAACTTTGCTGAACGAAGGCTTATTAAGATATTTTCTCTTAGATGTTTTCTTCTGATATCATCTTTATTATCCCTAACCTTTATAAGATTGTTACATATAGATATATGTTTTTCCATTAAATACTCAAGCAATTTTTTTTCTTCTTGATTAATGGTAATGCTGTATGTTTTCATTTAAAACTCCATATTGTTTATTTTATTCATAACCAATGTTATATTGGTTTTTTCAAAAATCAAAGGGTTTTATTTTTTTATTTATAGGGTTAAGAAAGGGTAGGGGGAGAGGCAAGGGTGCTTTATATTATGAATAAGGATGTAATGGAGTTAACACCCTGTTCACCCTTGCCATCAGGGTAGAAAGTTAATTAAGATATTTGTTCAATTAAAGAAATACTTGCAGAAAATCTATTAAAAGATACTTCTGTGAACTGAATTGGTGATGCTAGTCTTACATAATGAAAAGCCCCTGTTGTTCCATCTTCACTGTATATAAACTTCTTATGATTTTGAACAGCAGATTCCATTGACTGTAAACTGTTTTTAAATGTTTCAGATATGTTTCCAAAATTAAAAGTAATATTTGTTTTTGGTTCATGTCTTTTTACTGCATATTCAATACCACCTATGCTAGTATTCAATGTAGTTCCAAATGTTTCAATCTCAGATATTCCTACATCTGGATTAACTTCAAACTGTAATTTCTTTCCAAAAATAACTTCGGTTAATCCTACTATACCTCCAGCACCTTTTGATATTATTCTCCAGTATTGTTTAGTTTGTTCTGAAAATTCAAAAACAGTCCAACCTTTTGAAAAAGTATCAGTTGCCCCAACAGCTTCTCCATCAGACATACCTGAACTAGCACTGTCAAATTCAAAATCAACGTCATCAGCTTCATCTACGTTGAAATAAACCGCTAAGAAATCAACCGCCTTTGCAGAGTCTAAAGTGTATTGAGCAATTTCTGTATTTGCCCAACCTGTTGGTGCTACTAATAAACTTTGGTCTATTGTTGCTTCTGGATTTACAATTGATTCTCCAGCACTAAAAGAAACAACATTGCCTGTTCCTGTTGAATACGATCCCTCAGCAATGGTTGATTCTAGTAAACCTACTGAGTCATAGTAAAATGTTTTTGCCATAATTAAACCTCATTAACTGTGACTCCAAGAGAGCCTAATTTTCTATTTATATTTGTAACCATAAAATTTTTACCTGAAAAGGAACTAGCAAAAGCATTAGTACCTACATCACCAAAGGCAACAAAGTCTCCAATATCAATCTTGTAATAGGTTTGATTAACTACATTAAAAGTGATAATTAACTTTTGAGAAAATATATTATCAAAATATGTGTAGTAATCATCATTGACATTACCACCTGACAATGTTGTAGGAGTATTTGCTGGTGCAGATACAAGTGCATTTAATCTTACTGTTCTTTTCTTTTCATTTGTATCAACATTAAAAGCAGTGATATTAGATGAATTACTAGCTTCTACCTTACTTACATAACCCTTGCCATCTACTGGATGTTTTTCATATTCAATATCCATTGAAGTAACTACATCATCAAATGGTGTTAGCTGTATATTCAAATCAGAAATATCATCTTTGGTTAATGTATGATCTGTTGAAATACTGTCTGGTATATAAACATAAGTGTAATCACCTTGTGCATTATATCTTCCAATAAACCCACCATTCTTTTGTAATTCTTCAAGGCAATTTGTTAATGGCTTTGGTTCTGTTATCCAATATCTTACTAGCCAATCTTTTACAACAGATATATTTGTTCCTGAATCCCAGTTAATTGGATCATGAGCAGAATCATAAGGAACACTATTACCATCTTTAAAGTTTCCAAATCTTTGAAGTAAATCCCTATGGGCAAATACAATTTTAGTAATAAGAGCATCACCACCCCATGAACTAACATCTTTTAGCCCATTAGCACCACAGTATAAAGTATCTATATCATCTATTATTTTATAACTGTTTGATTTTTTGTCTTGGTCTGAATAATCTAATTTTGATTTTACTTCAATCACTACATCAGCTAATCTTAAAAAACCACCAAGATTGCCATCTAATGAACCAGATTGCCGAACTGCTTTCATCTTTAATTTTATTTCTTCACCCCAACCATTACTACTAGAATTAAATTCACTATCACTATCATTACCATTACTAAAATATGCAAAAGATGAAGTGCTTAATGTACCTCCTAATGTAACATTAAAATTAGTAGTTGATGTTGTTGTTTGTGTTAAAGAATAATAACCTAAAATATCAGATGCCCCAAAAGATTCATCAATAAGTTGTATTCTTATTTCCCCAGTACCAGATACTAAAGACAAAGATGCTGTACCAGCAAAAATCAAATGAATACTTATAGTATCTGCAACCCCTGTTAATTGAGGCATCTTAAATTTTATTGATGCTGAATCATTATCTGTAAAATCACCTTGAAACAAACATTGGGTATGGCTTGATGTGTCAATAAAATCAGCATTAAAAGCATTGTCATTTTCAGCCCAAACAAAATTAGTTGATGATCCAGAGTCTGTTCTTTCTAATGGTTTTACAAATTGACCTTTTAACAACGATTGATGATGTCTTACTGCATATTCTGTACTAGTAGAAGTAGGAAAAGGCTCATTTCCAGCATCAATAGTTGTCATTGTTGTTGGATGATTTGCAATAGGTATAAATGAATCAACTGATTTTTCATAAAAATGAGGGTAAGCATTTTGATTAATAGACCTTAAACCAGTAAGTGAAAATATTGTATCACCTCTTCTTTGCTCAACAGGCATAGGATATAATGTTTTTCTTTTTCTGAACTCATCAATCCCAGCAGAACTACCAAATGATAAGGATACGCTTTGAGAATTACCAGCACTAGCATTAGCTGTATAATCACCATAAGCTATGGGGAAATAGTTGTTTTTGCTTGTTTTTACTTGTGGTACTTCAATGCTTTCAAATGGGTCATGTGCAACTATGTCTAGGGTGATATTGTCTTGATTGTGGCTAAAATTAACCAATCTACCAGAATATACTTGTAAGGCATTATGAAGGAATGGGTTGTCATTTAATTGAATAAACACCTTGCATATTCTATTAATATATTTTCTACTACCTCCAAATATTTCCTCACTAAATGGTTTACCTTCAAAAAGAAAGTTTGCTAATTGAATTGATATATTGCCTGTTTTACTTGTTGAGTTTTTAAGGCTAATTGATTCTCTTATGCTAGAATTAGATAAAACTGCACCATGACTAAACCTATCATCTATTGTGGTATCTGTAAATGATACTGGTGTAAAACTATTATTAAAAAATCTTTCAGTTGTTGATAATGCCGCTGGTGAGTTTTCAATACCATTTAATGACCTTTCAACTGTTAAAGTGTCTGATGATATGCTTGTGACTTTTATTAGTTCCCCTGTAATCATTACTTGAGTACCAATAGTGTTCATTCTATAATAATTCCCAGCAGTAAACAATGAACCATCATCTACATCTATTTCAGTTTCTGTTGTGTTTACATCTTCATCGAGCTGGTTAGATGTGCCAACCATGTCAAAAGAATCATCATACCCTAAACAAAATATCCAATTCTCATTAGTTGTTGATCTATTAAATCCATCTGGTAATGTTAAACTCAAGCAAACCTCACAGCCCTTTCAATCTCTGGAACTAAGGTGTCTCTTACAAATTCCCTTGTACCAAAAACATTGCCTTGAATATTAACTGTAACACCCATTCCCCTTACTAAGTTTTCTTGTTGTGCTTGATTTAAAATGACCTCACCGGGAGTTAACATTGCTGGAACTGTATCCTGACTTCCAAAGCCGGGAACTATACCACCATCAGCAAATTTTAATTTACTAGCAGATGCTAAATTTCTCTCAAGAGCAGATGTTGCTAATGCCCCAGCCCCAGCGGCTATTGCAAGATTTACAGGGAATGGAAAACTTTTTAATATTGAACTCACTAAACCAGATATAGCTTCCATAAGTTCTGCCCTAACAACTGACCTCATTGCTTCTTCAGCACTTTGACCAGATATAATTGCACCTCTAATATCTTCTTGGATACCTTTTTTCTTTTGATTTTGTAGTTGTTGAAGCATAAATGTATGATCTACATTTACTTTTTTAATAACAGCACCAGTATTTATTTCAGCATCAGCAACTTCTTTTATTTGCAATTTTACTTTTTCTTTTGTAAAAATTAAATCATGGAATTGTTTTATTTGATTATCTATTGCTTCTGCACCAGCATCAATAGTGTCTTTTTCAATAGACCTTGCCTCCATCTGTTTATCTGTAAATAAATCAGCAACAAAAACAGCTTCTTTTCTTTTTTCATTTTCTTCCCCAACCAACTTATTTCTTTGAGAAAGTAATGTGTTTAGTTGTTCTTGTCTTGATAATGGTTCTGGGCCGATAAAATCATTTACTGATTCAGTTAAAGAAATAAAATCACTAGCAAGAAATTTTACTAATGGCGAAAGTTTATTACCTATACTTACACCTAAATCATCAAAAGATGAGGATAGCTTTGCAACAACATCATTTGTTGTTAATTGTTCTTCCCCAAGACCATCAACAAGTATCTTTGCTTGTCTCATTGTTTCATTATTAAATGCTTGTTTTTTCTCTTGATCTGTTAATTCTTTGGTTGATTTTCCTAAACTTTGAGCAAATCTTTTATTTGCTTCATCTATATCTACCATTATTCCCAAATTATCAAGCATTAACTTTGATTGCCTACCCATACCAGTAACAAGAGATTCAACACCAAAAAGTGTATCTTTTCCAAGTGCAGAACCTAATCTTTGAGCAACATCAAACATTTCAGCCATTTGATCATTATTTTTAAAAATTCCAAGCAACATGGCATTGTTTGCTTGAGTCATTAAATCAATACTACTTACAGTTCCATCTGTTGCTATTTGTAATTTATTTAAAGTATCTACTGATCCACCAATATCTCTTGAGAGATTAGCAAATCCCCTACTCACAACATCAAATTCTGAAGATAAATCAATAACTCTTTGAAATCCTGAAATTATCCCCTTTGCCGCAAAAAATGCTCCACTTACTTTTAAAGCCATACTTCCAAGTTTGTTTAAAGAACCATCAATTCCTTTAACTTGCTTTTCAGCTTTTTTTGCACCAGCAACATTGACCTTAATTAATAAATCTTTAGTTGCCATTTTTGTTTACCTCAAATTTTTTAATTTTTTGCAACTCATCATCTATTATGTTGAAACAGTCTAATGTCCAAGCATCAACAGAGTCTAAATTATTTGCTAATGGTATATTAAATTTTTTAATTGAAAAATAATCTGTAATCATTTGCCAACACCAATCTGATATGATAAAGGAAGGATTGCAAAAAAAAGGCATTTGAAAATATAAACTTTGCCCAATATTGTACCCTCTTTCATTAGATTCATTAATGACTCTTTGAATCTCATCTATTATATCTTCCTTTGTTTCATACTTAACCTTCTTCCTTAGTACAGGCGACTGAGATTCATAAGGTAACTCTAATTGATTGTTTGATAATCCATAAGTAGAAAACCAAACTGCACACCTCAATCGCCAGTAAGGTTTCCCAAATCTAATCCCATGTAACAACTTATGATTGATAATAAAACCTTATCTTCTTCAACAGCAGATAAACTTTTCAATGCTTTATCTGCATTTTTATCATCACCAAATGCAAGTAAAGTAAACTCATCACCTAAATCATGTAATTTATTTTGATCATTAGAAGAAAAAACTTCCTTAACTCTTTTATAGAACTTTCTTCTTTCTTTCCTTGTAATGTCTTTTACTTCAAACTCACCATACTTTGTATCAACAATCATAATTACCTCCCAATTAGATTACATTGCTGTTAATGCAGTATTCTCAAATGTTTGCAGTTTAAATGCTTCAGCACCAACATTTTGTACACACTCAAATTCTAGTGTATGAAACACACCATTTTCAGATAAGTCCTGACCGGGATCACCAGTGTATTGAATCTCTGCTGTTATTTCCATTTCACCTGAAGCATCTGGTTCACTATTACCACAAATCATATTTAATGAAAGTGTGTCACCATCTAAGAAATCCTGAATCACATTTGTTCCAGCACTGTAATCATGATTATCATCATATTTAATTGTAAGGCTTCCTGTAACAACATATTCTGGAAAAGCATACACTTCAGCATTTCCATTTGTGTCATATCCAACCCTATTAACACCA